CTCTGCTGATGTTTGGTTTTTGAGAGCAAGGTTTTGGCTTTGGGGCGCAATCTCTTCCGTTACTTGTTTCTTCATAGGCCATGCAGTAGCGGTATTTGGAGTGAATCTTTTCTCAGGTGGATGGCATGTACTAAGTTCACTTTGGGGCGGTCATTGACTTCTCAACCATTTTAATGCTCTATGACATCCGACTCACTGAAGAGGTGATAGCATGTCGGTAATGGCAGGGTTTGCAATACTAATGGTTGAAGCCATGAATAAACTGTATAACCGACTTCATGCTATTAATTTCGGAGTCTACGGTGCTAGTCAAGCAGGTAAAACTACGCTGCATAAGCAACTGATGACTAGAGGGGAAGTTCCTGAAATAGCAAAGAGAACAGTAGGCAGACATAGAGCAAGTAGAAAATTCGTGAAGATTGATGGTGATGCACATACTGTGAAGACAGCAGATATAGGTGGTCAGACAGTATACTGGGGTGAATGGGTAAAGGACATGCGTAGTAGGCATGTGAAATATATCATATTCATGTTCGATGATAGACATCTAAGCAAGCACTATGACATTGAGCAACAACTATGTTGGACGTTTCTAGTAGATACAATCTGCAATAAGTATTGGGAGACTGGTGGTAGGAAGAAGAAAAAGCAATACCATGACTTTCCAGTAGCGGTTGGGTTATGGGCTAACAAGTATGACTTATGGAAAGACAAGTATCCTCATGACGGTAAGATAGAGAACCATCCAATTTTTGAATCATTTAAACCCGGTTTGCAGAAACTAAACGATGCTGGTATTCCTTGCCACAAATACATTGTCAGTGCTAAGTCAGATTCTGAAATGGTTTATCGAGGAATCCTAACAATGATAAAAGACTACTAGTTAGTCAGCATAGACAGGCTCATAGCGTGAGCCTATCAAAAGGAGTTGAAAAAAGAATGGCAATGCAACAATTTCAGCCTCCAAGTCTTATTGGAGCAACGAATGCAACAGTCAATACAAATAGCATCAATCCCTTCTTAGACCGCTTTACTGCGGCTAGGGCGGCTGGTCCTGTAATGGCTTATGAATACAAGGCGATGAAGCCTAAGAAACAATTGAAAGAGATAGTTAAGGTACTGAAACCTGAGAAGAAAAAATTTCTAAAGATACCTTATTCTTTCAAATATAACTACAAAGACAGATGTGTGATATGTGGTACACAGAAATTTTGGACGGCAGATGACACTAGAAGACCTCCGCTTCCACTGCACAAGGTTCGCAAGGGATATCCGATGAGAGGAACTTACTGTGAGAAACATGCAGCGATACATATGCAGTATGAGATGTTGGAGCAACAGATACTAGCAGAGGAACATGGTCTTTCATTCAGTGCATATATACCATCTGCTAGAAGTTTGAACCCAGTTAATCTAGTTAAGTCAGGACCACTTACCAATTTAAGGCAAGAAGACATCAATTCTCTTTCTTCTCTAGGTTGGAGCATATCTCCTCCACGGAATGCCTCTGCATCTCCTGAAGAGCAATTGTATTCTCTAATGATTCAGCAATCAGCCATGTCAGAGAGAGTTAAGTCCTTATTGACGAATGGTGTCGAAGTGCCTGTCGAGACAACGGAGAGTGAAGCATAATGGGATTATTCGGAACATCAAACGGGGCATTATCAACGCAAATGAATTCAATGAGTCAGCAGAATTTTAAGTCTGTAAACAACTTGTTAACGTTACAAGAAAATCATGTAGAAGAGTTCTTCCAGTATCACGGAGAACAATTTCTTCTTGCATTTGAACAATTATTAGAAGACGTAACTACAAGAGTTGTCAGTCAGATGCTAGTTAAACTTCAATTCGTATCTAATAACAATGGAGACTTAGAAATACATCCTGACTCACTATCAGAGTTTACCACTATCACACAAGAGAACATAGACTTGGATATCGTGAATCTACTGGCGACTGCCGTTAACTCGGAAGTCATCATGCAAAGGAGAATGGCAAAGCAGCAATACCTAGAGTCACAAGGATTTACTTCTCCTTCACAAACTGGTGGAATGCAACAACAAATGGGTAATCCACAAGGCATGAATCCTGCAAACATACAGGGAAACAATATGGCAGTGGGCATGAATAATGCAATGAATCAGCAAGCAATGGCATTCAATAACACATCAGGTTATCCTGTGCCTCCACAGGGATATGACCAAATGAATAATCCATATTGGATTGACCCTACAACCGGACAACCTACTTACACTCCACCACAAAGCGGTCTTGGACTAGCACAAGGATTAGGTAAAGCCGTAGCGTGGGCAAAGTGGTTGGCGTAGGTTGGGGCTAGATGAATGAGCGAGACTGTCATTATAGATACTGAAGTTATTCCAAAAGTGGAAAGGACTTACGAATTGACCAAAGAAAATGTCGCTTCCTTTAATGGTGACGCTAAAGAACTAGCCGATGACTATCTCATTCCATTTCTATTCAGTGGATTCCCTGCTAACTTCAGAAAAAACGATGATGCCAGCCTAGTTAGGACTAGGACTCGTAGGCTACTGAGTGTAGGGGCTGAAAAGTTTGAGAATGAAGATGAATTCAAGTATTTCAAAAAGCACATGAAAAAACTATTCACTACCATAAAAAATCAAGATGTTATTCCCTCAGTAGACAAGAATGAGACACTAAAATCCTCCAAGGATGTCTTTGGTCAAGAGAAAACCAAAAAAGAAAAAGATAAAGATGGTAAAGTGAATGTAGTTTTAGATACTGGTAAGAACCTACTTTATGATAATATAAAGGGTAAGAAATTCAGAGAACTTACCGAATCTGCTAAACTTGGTGCTGCGTATACTGGCGGAACGGAAGAAGGAATGGCATTCAGAGGAAAACTGGAACGTGGTGTAGAACCAAAAGACCTGATTGACCAAAAGAAACTATTAGAAAATACTAAACTTGAAAAAAATGAAAGAAAAGCAACATACACAATAGAGATGAAGGAATACTATCGAGAAGTGTTCAAGACTATGGGCATGGATATTGATGATAATTTTGCTACGACAGCAAGAAGAAAGGAAACACAATATCCAGCAAAGTATCTTGAGACCAAGATAGAGGAACAACTCACTCCAATTCAGGGAAAGAATCCATCGGATATAGCAGGACTCAAAACCACATATGACACTAATGACAATGTAAAGATGGGCGAGATAAACGAGAATGGAGACTTTGAGCCATACATCGGAAGATTAGATACGTTAAGGGGTAAAGCAATAGATGCGTTATTTGAAAAAAATAAGATAGACGGTTTCCTTAAATTGTTCATGTCAGGGATAGGTGGATACTTCTTCAGACCTGTTGGTGACGACCAAAGAATAAACATCAATGATGTAATCATAGAGGTAGATTTTGGTTCTTCTATGAAACCTAAAGTCACTGTCACTCAGCCTAATGATGAACTAGATTTGAAACTGATGTCACAAAAACAATTCGTTCAGACAAGTGGCATGGAAGGAAGTAAGCCAGTGGCAAAAATAGCAAGCATAAATAGACTAGTGCGTACTATGGACAGATATATATCGAGGTTGTGAAGATGAGCAAACTATCCTCCCCAAGTGACTTTACCAACATCAATGCCAACTACTCACAGGGTAAGGGATTCTACACTACACATACTGATGTCTCACAGTTATTGCAGATAGCAGCATTCAGTTCATCTACGACTCCCTCAATTGCTGAAGTTGGTAATCTAATCAAGAGAGCAGAGGAGAGAGTCGATGATATTGTAGGACATTCATATCGACCAGTAATCTATCATAATGAATTTCATAACTTTGAGTTCTTCAGGCATGGAGCATACCCAGTTCAAAGATACAAAGATTATGTTGGTTTTGTTCAACTAGAGAGAGCAGACGTTCAGAAGATTGTAAGACTGGAAGTTTGGAATGGCGCACAATATATTGATTTAGCATCTGCTACTGCTAAAATAAAAGTTCCAAGTGGTCCTCAGAATAGTTCTTGGAGAATAATATTGGGAGTTGGAGCATTTGACTTTCATCTAGATAGTGGGACAGACTTCTTTGACAACTACGGACCTAAGACAACTGCTAGTCAGATAGCAGATGCAATCAACGAGGTCTTTCCACATAAGACTGCGAAGTTCACTGGTGAAACTGCTGCTAAGACTGTGACTGCTCAAAATTCATCTTCCGTCAATATATCCGACTTCTTCTATGCCACGACAGACAGCGAAGCAGGAGACACTGTTGTTATCTCATCCTTGCTTCTAGGCGATGATGGTTCTGCTTGCACAATCTCCTCTACTACTGGAACTACTACTCCATTCACAGACCATCAAGACCAAAGAAGACTCGGAGATTATTGGGCAATAGGAAAGGATGGAAAGATATTCTTCAGGCAAGAATACCCACATCTACATTCCAACTCAATAAGAGTAGTCTACGTTAGTGGTGAGGCTAGAGTTCCAGCAACCATACAAGATGCAGCAACTAAGTTGGTTGCGGCTGAAGTCATACGACATGACGACAACTCTATTCTAATTGCTGAAACAGGTTCTAACATCGACCTGAAGACAAAGCATGACATTCTACTAGAGGAAGCCAATGCGATACTGAATGGAAAGAAGGATGTAATACACTTCATTATGTGATACTATGAGCGAAGACCTAAAAATTCTAGACGACATCGCAGATAACATTAGAGAATCTAGGTCTGCGATGGATGAATTATCAATATACGGTGTATCTCTAGGTATGTCTGAGAAACAGATTAATGCAGAAGTTAGAGAGGCTTTGTTGGCTCATATGGAAAAGGTCATAGAAAAGAAAATGCAAAAGATACTTGGGTGATTTGATGGATGAAGTAACTTTGATTATCAGACTTCTACAAGACAATTGGAGTTCTGCTGCATCAACCTTAGTCAATGCTGGTGAGATAACTGTTAGTCACAATGCCACACCTAAGTTCATTGACATACGTTCAATAGAACCAAAAGAAGGAAGAAGAGTAGATATAGATTCGGAATCAGTAATCATAATCTTTGAGGATAGTGCTTCATCATCATATCCGACTATTGATTATTCAGTTAGAAACGAAGACTTCACATTCACCCTACATTTGAGGGTTCTACATAGAAGAGACATGACTAGTAACACGTTTTCTAGAGATAGATTACAAGCACTTTACAGGATTGTCAGATATATACTTGAGAACAATTCTTTTAGGCCAACTGTCTATGCAACACCCGCCGATACCACTTCGGCGGTCTTAGGAGATGCGGATTTAATACGACTAACATCTAGAAGTGAAGCGAATGATAGAGGGAAAAGATTATTGGGATACAAGATTGGGGTAGAATTAAAGAGATTTGCTAGATGCACACTATGAGGGAAAATAAATGGTAAGTAATGAAGTATTTGTAGGTGCTAATGCACAAGTAGGTTTTTGTCCTGAGTTAGATTTGTTTTTCCCGAAAGGTAGTGTTGATGCTGCCAAGACATTATTCACACTATCAAGTGGACAACAAGGAGATACGTTACTTGTTGCAGACCTATATGCTGGATGCATGGCTAAAGTAGACCTGAACGCTTCTGATAACGAGACAGAATACAGGATGGTAGTATCCAATACTACCAATACAATTACCCTAGATGCTGCCGTTACTTCAAGTGGAACTAACACTCACAATCTAACTATAATGGCATTCGGCGCACCTGCCTACGCAAAGAAGACATCAGGGGGTTCTCCTTTGATTCAATCAGATAACTGGGTAGGACTTGTCAACACATTCACTCCACCTAACGTAGAGGTGGAAATGAAGCAACTCAATCTAGCAGTTGCTGGTGGTAGGAACTTCGATTACCAGTACAAGGGAGCAGAGACAGTCAGTGGTGGCTCACTCGACCTATCCCTGAACAACGGGTCTTGGTTGTATTACACTCTTGGTAAGATAACAAACCTAGCAGTTACAGCAGGTGCTAGTGGTTCAAACTCAGGTGCTAGTGGCTCACAGAACGGAGTAGGATTCACTGTTGGAACTAGTAGTGGTAGGAAACTTGTTAGAGTAATAGGACAGAATATGTATCCTGAGATATTCGATGGTTCTGACGGTGCTGATGAAGACATAGTAGACCCTGCTAGTGTACCATTCAATGACAACGGTGCTACATTCAGTTACACTATTGAAGAAGCAGATAATGATGTTCTACCGTCCTTCGCTCTTGACGTGGTATACAGGAAAGCAGGTAGTAGTGCTACATCTTCTGCACTAGACTCACTCACACCGAATGAGAACATGTACTCTAGAATCTTCACAGGATGTCAAGTAAACAGCCTAGCACTCAACTTTGAAGAGGGACAAGAACTCAAGTCAAGTGTAGAACTAGTAACAAGAAGAGCATTCGATGCACCTAATGGATACATACCACTAGGAGGAAACGGTGCTGACTTATCTGCTCCATCAAACACATCAGGAGGAACTGGTATGCATAATTACAGTGCAACACTGACTGACAATTACCCATTCCTATTCTCGGATGGAACTATCACACTATTCGGTCAGTCTATGGCTAGAGTCAAGAGTGGTTCTCTAACGATAGCAAACAACCTGACACCTCAGAGATTCATTGGCAACTACAACAGGCAAACCATGTCTGCCCACATACCCGGACAGAGAACATATGAACTCAGTCTAAACATGTTAATCACAGATACGAAACTTTGGGATGAGATGAGAAGTGCTAATGAGTCAACTGGTACTCTACGATTGAAGTTTGAGAAAGATAGTGGTGAGAAGATAGACTTGCAATTTGCAGACTACATAATAAATTCAGTAAACGTGCCTTTCCCTGAAGACAAGGGTGCAGTGGAAGTAGAGGTAACTGCTTCTGCTAGAACCTTGAATTCATGCAACTACACTGGAAAGTGGGCAATTTACAACCTCGGCGGTCAGGCAACAGGTAATTAGGAGGCGTGACCAAATTAGGTAACGCTCTCTTTGTTTTAATTCCATCAACACGTTTGTTTGTTGATTAGTTTTGTAGGTGGAAAGAAAAATGACAGAAAAAAAAATTGTAAATGATAAGAATACGCTGTTCGCAAGAATGGCAACCGAAAGCCATCATCTCAGGGTTGGCCCTGATAGTGATGAATACCTCCAAGTTTGGGTAAAAGAACCAACTTGGTTACAGGTAGAACAGGCATTGTCGTCTGTTATGGATATGGATTCCCAAGGTCAGACTATGGGAATCAACCTTAACAAGATGTATCGCTTTATGGTTGAGAACTTCGTAGAGAAGACAGACCCTCAACTATCTGCTACCGATTTAATCAGACTCAACCCGTACATCGGGGCGCAACTAAAAGAAATACTCCCAAATCCCTTCATGGACATCATGGGGGATGATACGGGAAACGAAAACTGATTCGGAGGGCTTTGAAAGGTGGGAGCGTGGATACAAGAGTGGGGATGAAGATTATGCTTTACTCCTATTGCTCGGCATTCCACGTTGACCCAAAAGACGCATATGAAACACCAGCATCCTTGATTAAAGAGATGCTAGAGATACATGGGGAAGTAAAGAAGATAGAATCGGAGGAAATGAATAAGGCATCAAAAGGGTCGTGAAGTAAATGAGTGATGTCAACAAGGAAATCAATGAGATTAAGTCTAAGTTTGAAGGCATTGATAGAGCGATACTTGACGGTTCAAAACATTTCAGAAAATTACAGGCTTCCGTTAGCAGTACGAATGACATACTAAAAAGCACCAATTGGGTTATCTTCTCCCGTTTCATATCGGGAACTCCCCTTTGGAGATTACAGAATCGAGTGAAAGCAAGCGTGATGCTTCTGAACGAGTATCTCAGCACATCGGAAAAAGCAAGGCTGAAGCAAGCAGAACAACTGAAGCAATATGCAGAGTTGGCTAAGTCCCAAAAAGAAATCAATGAGTTGAATGAGGAACTAAACGTATTCATCGAAAAAGGCAGTAAGATATCTCAAGAAGAAATCGCTGACTTGGAGAAGAGGTCAGAGATATTCTCAGGGTTGATGTTCAAGTACAACGATGCGAATAAGGCTGCAAGAGTATTGCAAGAAATAACACAAGACCAAGTGGATGCAACTAAGAAGATACAAGATGCAGCGAAGGCATCCTTAGATTTTGAGAAGGCTGGTTTCAAAGAGAAGATGAAACACTATTCAGGACTAACGAATGCACAGAAGTCTTTCAGTGCGTTCAAGGAGATGTTGAACAAGAAGGAACTCAAACAGTATATGTTTGGTAAAGACAAGGAACTCAAGATTACTGAAGCGATGAAGAAGAAAGCAGGTAAGTTAGGGGTAGATACAGAGGGATTACTAGACAAATCAGGAAAGGTCGCAGCCCCAAGAGAAACTCAAGGAAAAGATGGGAAACTGTATAGGTTCAATGCCAAGGGTCAGAGAATAAGTTCTAGGCAGTTTGACAAATTAAACGAACTTGCAAAGATGACTAAGAAGCAAAATGGTATGAGAGCAAAGATGATGGGTATGCTCAAAGCACCCTTCAAGGCTCTAAAGTCAATAGCGGCTGGTATAGTCAAAATGGTATTCTATGCTGCTGCACAATTCATGAAGATGCTTCTGCTTCTTATGGTGGTAGTTGCAGCCTTCAAGTTCATTCAACCTTTCTTGGGTAACATATACGATGGTATCAAAACAATGGCAAGTGTATTCATGGCAAGTCTAGGGTTAGTCTATGACTCATTATCGGCAATAGGAACTGGTGTGTATAACGTAGTCTCAGGAATAATGAACATGGATTTTATGCAGATAGCAGAAGGTATAGGCGGAATAGTAGTTGGTTTCCTCGGATTACTGGTTGGTCTTCTAAGTGCAACAGTAGGAACTCTATTAGCAGGTATTTGGGGATTCGTCAGCAGTCTGTTCATGGATGGCTTCAATAAATTAGGTGGTGGACTAAACGGTATCATTGGTGGAGTTGGTAATGTAATCAAAGGTGTATCGGGTGTAGTTGCAGCAATAGCATTGGTTGTAGGTACGATTGGCTTGCTAGTTGGTGCTACCTTTGCTCTTCCTGCTTTACTAGTAGCAGGTATTGCCACTGTGTTATATTTCGCAATAGACCCTCTCGTTTCCCTAATAACCGGAATAGTTAGTTGGATAAACAATCTAGATTTCGTTCAGGATTTCAAAGACAAAGTTATGAATTCTTTCCTTGGAGACTTAATCCGAGGAATAAAGGAAGCAGTATCAGAAATATTTGACAAGATACCAAAGCCCAGTGATGCAATAAAAGGAATAGCAAAAAAGATACCGTTCTTGGCAACTGGTGGAGCGATAAAGGATTCAGGAATAGCAGTTGTTGGAGAAAGAGGACCGGAGTTGGTCAACCTTCCAGCAGGTGCTAGAGTCAGTTCAAACAGAGACTCTGCTGCTATGATGAGTGGTGGGACTACGATAAACAATCATATCACTGTTCAGGTAACTGGTAGAGTTGGTGCAAATGATACTGAGATAAGAGATATAGCAAACAAGGTAGCGAAGGAAATCAACTCAAGAATGAATAGAACAGCAACATCGGTGGTGAGATTCTAATGGGAGTAGGAGACAATTATACGAACTTCAGCGTTTGGCTGGAACTACAAAGAAGGAATGAAGAAGGCGGAGATAGGGCAATCAACAGAATACCCTTGTTTGTGACTGAGATTCAGATAGCCACATCCAAGAGCGTTCCGACTATTCCTGTTCCGTTTGCAAGTATAGGAACTGGAAAGTCTGAGACACTGGCCTTTGATATGGGATTAGCAAGCAAGACGGTTAGTTTGACTGGTGTTTTCTTGAATCAGAAACTATCCAAGAACTCAGGGGAGACAGTTGTTCATCCTACTCTATCGCCCTTTGAGATGGCACAGTTGATTCACTCCTATGTCGATAGCAGTGCAGCACAGGATGACCAAGCAATGAACAAACTGATTATTCTAATACCTAGCAGAGTAGATACTAACTTTCTACCACACACAAATACAAGTGAATCAGATGATATCAATGCGCTTCCTCAGATACCATTCACCTTTGAGAACAGAAGATATGATGAGAAATTCAAGAGAACAGCGAACAACTACCTGCCATCTGCTCTAGAGATAGATGAGTCACCATTAGAGGCTTTCAGTAATATGGCAGAGGCTGAAGACCTCTTGGGTATGACTGGCTTCATTCGCTCTTTGAATACGACATTCAGTGGTGAGCAGCCCAACGAGGTTTCCTTTAATCTTGATTTTGAGATAGCCACAGTAATAGCGGAGAACCCGATTAACAGTTTGTAGGGATTATTATGGCATCAACAGCACATATAGGAGATAGTAGGGCATTGGTCTTTCCTGTTATGTGTAATGGATATTTACAGTTAGATTACAGTGAGAACAGTAATTCCAACTACAAGCATAACCTATGGGGTCATAAGGATGAGGGGTTTACCTTTGAGGCGATAGTGTCTCCTTATGACGTAAATGGAATTGGACACAGAACAAGTGGTCTAGGAAGGTTGGATAGCACCAAAACACCGCCAAGCCCAAACCTATCGTTGGATGACCATGCAGATACAACTTCAGACTATCAGAGTGTAAGTTACTTCGGTTCAGGTAGGAACACTCACAAGATGATGTTGTTCCACAACCCATACTTTCAATTCTACTTGGAGAACACAACTTCCTCTAACTTCAATCAACCAGCAGAGTACAAACTGGTATGCAAGTTAATTTCAGGAACTAAAACCCATACGATTGAGAGTGATAATGCTTTGATAACATCCTCAAATCGTCTGAAGGGATACTATGACAGTGGGGGATTCTATGAAAATGGTGGGTTGTCCTCAGATAAGACTCAATTAAGCACTACTGCTACTACTGCATTTGAGCAAGCCACAATTACAATAGGTGGAAATCTTGCTTCCTTCACTAACACTGCGGCTGTTTCCGCCACACTTGGAACAGCGACAATAACTGTGGCGAACCAACCATCTAGCGTTACGGGAGCGATGGATGTCAGTGGTTCAGCAGCAACTAATGCAAACGGGTCAATAACGTTCAGCAGTGGTTGGAGTCCTACTCCGATAACAGCAAGCACTGCTCCTAGTGACAATAATGCTATCATTTTAAGGAACAGACAAACAGGTTCAGGAACTAGTGCAAATAAAACATATAGATTCTTTTACATTGATAATTCTTCCAGTAATGGTTTTCCTAATGAGATGCAAGGGGCTAGTGCAAGAGCATCGGACTTAAATGGTATGGCGGGCATGACGGGTGGTAGTTTTGTAGTCGATACATTAACCGAAGCGGGATATACCTCGACTGATGTATTTGTTCCTGAAGTGGGGCTAACTTCTAGTGGTAATAGTCAACATTTTAGATTCATGTTAACCCACGCAATCAACATATTCAACGGTACTGGAAGCAACCCAAGTTCAGGATTGGATATTACTGCTGCAACACTCAATACCACTGGTGTTACAGGAAGTATTTCGTTGATGCAAGATGCCACTGGAACAGCAGGAAACCATAGCACTACTCCTAACACTGGCCCTGTAATTGGTTCTACTATTGCAAATGGCGGTAAACTAACTGCCAGTGTTTTCTCAGGAGGAACAAATGCTGTGGGTGCGACAACTGTTCCTGCGAAGATGACAATCCGTATGCGAGGAAGCAGTGGGCAACTTATAACTAGAAGATTCAAGTTCTTCTCAAGTGGGTCAAATGGCACTACGACAACATCAAATGGAGAAACTGTATATAGGGTCATACAAGGAGGAAACAAAAACGTCACTGCTAATCAATTGGCTGCTGCTATCAATACCGCATTCGGTTCACATAGTCAATTTCCAAGCACTGTTGCTACATCACCCTCATCAGGAAGCAATACTGATAGAGTGACGATAACTTCACCCGCAACAGGAGTACAAAGTAGTCAAGTAGTACAGAAAACCAGTCACTATAACTCAGTAGTGACAATTGGCAGCAGTCCTTTTTCTGATTTCGTTGCAGGTTCTTCCGCAGTTACTCCAACTGCTTTCATCACTTTGACCGACTCTGCTGGAAATGTAGTAAGATATAAGCCTAGTAAGGGAGACAATGGTGAAAGCACAGGTTCTACTGGAACTGAGAACAGTGGTGTCATATACTTCCTCAATGATACTAGTAGTACAACTAATACTGCAACTAACCTTAGAAATGCAATAGCCAGTGCAAATGGTCATGCTCAGTTCAGCCCTGCAATGAATGCATCCTCAAGTAGTAATGTAGTGACGGTTTCAGCAACAGCATCAACTGGAAGCCATGCATTGACTAGTACATCTAACATGAACTCACAGATTACTTTATCTTCATTTAGTGGTGGTAGTGGTAATGCGTTTACCGTCAGTTCAGGTGAGGCTGATGATGTTGGTGCTGGTAATAAGGTCTTCAACAATGCAGGTGTATTAGTTGGAACAGTTTCATCAGTGAGTGTCAACAACATTACTCTAACTGCTTCACCCGCTACGCCTATCACCTCAACCATGTATGTATCACAGCCGAAAGAGGCAATGTATATTGAGCAGTTGAACAAAGTGTCTTGCACGTTTGATAAGAGAAATGTGTCTATCTACATCAACAATATATTAGTTCAGAGAAAGAAACTTGATATTGAAAACTTTGAGTTTGATGATGTGGATTGCTACATAGGACAGGATGGTTCAAACACGAATACTCAATTCATGGGCGAGTTGTACGAAGTTTCCATGCATAAGGGACTTCAGCCCTGCTCTACTATATCCACGTTAACACCAAACTTCGGTGATACTTTGTTCTACTATACTTTTGGTGAGTGAGATGGTTAAGGCAAATGGAACTTTCACCTATCCGATGTCCTCTCAGAAGAACATCGCTGATGCTGGTTCAAACTATGATAACATATTATCTGAGTTTAGCAATGGGACAGCATTCAGGGATGTTGCTGTAAATCCCATACTCAAGACGACACATGTTACATCTGAAACCACAACATCATCTGTTACCTCAGTTCCCTCGGTTATCTTCACAGAAATAAGGAAAGGACCACATGACTCTAGTATATCCAACGACTCAAACTCACAGATAGGAAATAGAATACTACCAGTAAATACAACTATCACAGACTATGGAACTGCAAGAGACAGTTCTGCACCATTCAAGATAAAGGTCTATGACCCTAAAGCAAGTGGAGACACAAATAGAAAATTCGTATATTCTACGATTGATTCTCCTGCAACAGACACTCTAGGGATAGACATAGATAACTACGATTACTTTATCATTCTAAACCCGTCTATAATACAGGATACTAGTTCTACCACTCAAACATCTGTTAGACCACATTTCGCAAGAATTACTGCGATAACTAGTTTTGAGGAGTTTGGAGATGGGTTGGAGTTTACTCCTAGATATCCAGTACCAGTTCCTAAAGGAACTAATTTTGAGGTATTCAAAGGACCAGCAAAATATCTTGATGATGGAACTGAAGATAAATCAGTTGTTGCTGTCAGTTATGGTCTGAGGGGGGATGTGGTTGCCAGCACTGACAACTACGATGTGCTGAATGTTGTTAGCAAGCCAACATTCTACTTCTACAATGACAGACTTGAGCAAGATGACCAACTTGACTACATGGAAAAGCATACACTAACTAGGATGAGATGGCTATCTAATCTCACTAGCATAACCATTACCGATACTGATGCACATACGAAATACCAAGAAGGCAGTGGTTCTGTTAGATTTGAAGTTGCTAGTTCCAGTGATACGGATAAACTGTGTGAAGGCATGTCCATCTTCAACAATAGCAATGTATTCTTAGGAAACATAAAGGATATTACTGGAAATTTCTTTCAATTGGATTTTGCTAGAATCGCTATAAGTGCTGATACGGGTAGTTCTCAAACATACAAGATAGGTCGGGGAATACAGAATGTTGTATTCAGAACTGAGGCTAGAATAAAGGGAGCAATACCGAACAAAGGCAGACAGAAGTTGGATGCAATACTTGTAGACAACCTCAGAAACACTGACAACTCAGATAACAACTTCAATCCGTCTTTTTGGGGAAAGTCATTCGTCAATATGAGAAGACATGAGCAAGACAGCACTACTGCTACTGTTGACGCAAATCACTTCGATGGAGAGTTGAATGGTCCTGCGAGATACATCACATCAGACCCAAGACCCTTTAGGAATGACAAGATAAGCCCGATGTCGGATATTATAGTCAATAGCCCAAGAAACAGAATGAGCAAGATTGCTAGAATGATAGCATTAAACAATTCAGGAATTCTACCTGAGAAAATAGTCAGAGGACAGAAATTACGAGTTCTAAATACCAAGTTTAGTGATAGAACGACAATGAAGGAACTACCAGTATTAGCCTCTAAGACCAACGGAGCAAACACGATAACTTTCACAGAGATAAAGGAATCCCATGATTACCAATTATCTGAGAAACTACCAGTGAACTCAATCATAGAGATAGGAGACTATCATTATGTCGTCTCCTCATTTGGTGCTAAGAGTTCAAGCAGTCAAGTCCTAACAGTAAAGGCTCGCAAGACCAAGACAGAGAATACTTTCACTTCAGGACCAACAGTTCATGAGTTTACGAATTTAGTTCCAAAGGTTGTATTTTGGACAGGCGTACTAAATACAGAGGATTTTGACTCTGAAACTGATGTCATATATGCAGACAATCACCGATTGTCCGTTTCAGATTCTACAACCAAGAAGGAAAATACCAAGTTTTACAATTCAAGAATTACTTTCAATTCACTTTCACATCATGAGAACCTCGTTGACTTCATTGATAGAAATATGGAATATGTGAAGTTGCAGTCTCCGAACAAGAAATTCTATCAGAACACGAACATACAGAGATTCTACTATTACGATAACTCATACAGCCTACAAGAAGAAGTATTTACTGGTATTGTAGAATCCACAGACAACATAACTGAAAGTGGTCTATCTACAATGATAATAGAGGGCAGGGATGACTCGTCTTCTTTACTCAACAAACTAGTCAAGCGTGATTTGGTTCATACCGAGGATATGCTACATAGCACTCTGAATCCAATTGTATCCGCAGTTAACACGGTAACTATGGATGTTAGTGGCGTTAATGATAAGGTGATTAGTCACGCTGCAATAACTGATTGGGATACAATTGTAACACCGAAGATGTTATTGTTTACTAACAGCATGGAGTTCATTGGAGAAGTGGCATCAGCAATAACCACTGCTACTACATTGACTCACAAGCCTTTAGTTAGTCTTTCAACATCTGCTGATACTGAAGTCTTGTACTATGACCCATTCACTGAAACAACATACCTATCAGGTGTCAAAGCCATAGCGAGCAATCCTTCTGTAACTTCATCCACTGACTTCAAGGGAACTAGTGACAAGGGAATAGTCTTCCAAGACGGCCTGAAGTTGGTTAGGGCAAGCAATGGGACTATCAGCACTAGCAACCTAAAAGGAACATCGAATACTGGTTCTTACCTAAGAAATCGCTCTTTAGGATATGATGTTGGTTCTCTGATTAGTGTCGATTCTCTGAATGAGAATGTCACGATTAACGATTCTACATTTATCATTAAGCCCGTCAATGACTCAGGAGTTACAATTGAGGACTCAATCTTACCTAGTTTCACATCAGAAACCTTTGATGTAGTATCTATCTCATCCAAGGATGATGGTGGTGCTACACTATCAATCGCACCTAGATGTCCTATCGTGATGGGCAGATTAGAGAACAACACCAGTGATGCAAGGACATCATACTCGTTTTACTTCGTCAACAACAACCTCAACTCAGGAGGTTTCATACATAGAATAGACGCACAAGACGGAGGTACAGCAACTCTAGATTACACAAGTGCAGATGAGTTCTATACTCCAAGGGAGACATACAGATATTGGGACTTGCAAAGACTAAGTTATGGCTCAGTGACAAAATCAGATGCTGGTCTATATCTCAATAGCAAAAGTCCACAGGCTATCGGTGGTTATGCGATTGCCTATCCGATAAAGGGGAATGGCATTGCTCCATCCTCTCCAACACTATCTCCCTCCACTTCTCCCATACTTGGCAGCAATATGCTAGATGACAACTACACGTTGAGGCATAGTGCTGGTAGTCCTTTCACAACCGTAGGAAGTGCAACACCCCCGACTTCCCTACCTACTGAAACAGTGGTTAGAACAGGAGGTGAGGCTTCGGTCAAACCTGAGATTGCAGAACTTCTCAACTACTCTCCATCTGCACAGAACTATGAGTTATTCGCAACAGGTGACTTGTTTCCCTACTCAAAACTGAGATACAACAACATAGGAAATAGAGCAATGAACTTCTCTTCCTTCTCATGTCTGCTAGAGAGTGAGGGAAGCCAGTCTAATACAAGTATAAGCCATTCCTCATACTCAGGGAAGACGAATGTTGTAGAGAGAAAAGACTCCAACTATGAGGCAGTTTCCATAAAATCTGCAAGCAAGACAACTGACCAAATAAAGAGATTCGGTATTGCTAGGCTAGTTGAGGCCACATACGATTGGCACTTCAATCCAATAGACTCAGATGACCTACCAACACCTGATGAGACTAAGATGAGTATTTCCAAGTATCAGATGTTCAGACAACAACAAAACATAAACGGTCTCAATGTAGTCATCGATGGAACTGATAACAAGATTACGTTTGGTGGTGGTGGAACAGTCACTGTCAACAATGGTGATGTCATATTCAGGAAGGATACTGGTCAGGCGGTTTTCGTCTGCCTTGGAAGCAACGTGGCTATCTCATCGAACACTGTCTCTACTAATCTCATTAACGTTACAGGCAGTACCACTGCACTGACAACTCCTGCTTACATGATAAAGGACTATGGAGAACTGTCCTTCCCTATAATGAAGTTCGGTGGTGAATCATTCAATAACCCTATATTCAATGGGTTTTCCAATTCAACAGGAAGAACACAGGTAGAGGTAGATAACGCAGTTGCTACTCTTGACTTTACGAGTGTGTATCTTCTAAAGGGAACATACAGGTCTCAAACTGGGCTGTTCAAGTTTGGACTGTTGAAGAGAAATGGGTCAGGCATTTTGATAAATACAGTTGCACCTAACCTGTATCTCCCGATGATTTTCGATTCATCTTTCAGCAATGATGCATCCACTAGCCTGTTAGACAAGTCGGACCAATCACCGTATCACCCACCTGAGACATGGCACACATTGACGGGGGGAGATGCTTACTTCAACTCATCAAGAGTTATCGCTGGAATGTTGAAAGACCAAACAGCGAATAGTCACGGTAACAACTTCACTGCAACCTCAATCACAACCTCGCAGAAGTATGGGCTTGCTGAAGGTACTAGCGTGTATGACAACTGCGTTGCTGTTTTCAGAAATATAAGAAAGGCATCCAGTGATGGTTTGGATGTTCCTGATGACATGATTCAGACAAGTGCCATGTTAGGTTTACAAACAGATGAGGCAGATGGTTTTCGTGCATCTGCACTATCACATTCTCAACAATTCGGTGGTGGTGTTACTGACAATACGAATGACCTGCACACTGACAATGTTAGAGTCTTTCAGATTCCAACATCAGGAAGCACTGGTGTTGTCACTTTCGCAGTGGCAGGAACAGTGACTAGAAGTTCAGGACAATCACAAGCAACTGGAAACAGTACGATTAGTATTGAAAGGTATTTCTTGGATGAGGCAGAGAATGGTCAAAAGGACAATGCTAGATTCTTCTCATACAATGACATCACTGCTACTGCTGATGCTGGTGGTCTTTACAAGGCACAGATGATGATAAAGCCACTATTGGACATATCAGCATCAGATGTTTCGCTGAACAGCGATAGAGATGTGATAACAGTCACCACATCGGGAACTACCAACCATGCTTGGGTTACTTTCGTTCCTGAGTTGACTGGGCATTATCTAGTATCTGAGAAAGAGGAAGAAAATGGTCTTGATAGAAACTTGGGAAGTGTAGGAATAGACATCACCAATAATGACCATAAGTTCATCCATATGAAGACCAAAGGCGGAAACATATCATACCTATCTAAGATAATCAAGCATGAGACTAATCAGACATCCATGAGTCAGGGTACTATCACACATACACTGACCCTTGATAACCCAATACCTGCCGTTGAAACAGTTGGTAGCCAGCATCACAGCCTGAGACCAAAGTACAGACTAATGAGACTGGCTGAGAAGACATTCAGAGATACTCCAAACGAGATAATACTCAACAGACTACATGGAACTGGTTTGGATTACAGCATGGAAGCATCATCCTTCCTAACAGGTCAAAGAGGCAACAACCAACAAAGTTTCTCAACTAGACAGAACATGACTGAAGGAGTATACAGTGCATACGTTTTGATGAACTTAGATGTAGCACCACCTTCAAGTGATAACCACTCATTAGTACCTGCATTAGCAAGTCTCTCATCTACCAACCTACCATTTGTAGATGGAGATACCTTCGACTGCTTCATCACAGATGGAGTCAACAATCAGAGGAAACTAGTAACTGCCTCGATAACACCAAAGTCACGAACAGGCGGAGTTAGATTCGATGAGAGAAAACTTACCTTTGAGGGAACATTGACAGGAAACGGCGTTGTGTCCTTTGGTGAGATAATCAACCTAGAACTAGACAGGAAGCCTGACTTGGATAACATATCGTTTTGCCATATAGGAGCAAGAATGACCATTGGTTCTGAAGTAGAGACCGAGATTGATAGAATAGCAAAGAGTGCAGGTATGACAACAGACACGATTCAAACCCAGTCAATATTCACAGGAAACATAGTCAGTAGCGTTAGTAACAACATAGTAACTTGCAAAAAGGATGTCATTGGGGTTAGTGATGGTGACATACTATACACACACAAAGGACTACCACTGGGTAAGGTAGCCACTAACGGAGTCTCAGGTAGCAATATAACATTCAATGACGTTCACACTGACACTGATATCGACCTTTGGTATACTCCATTGGTAAATGACGAACTGATAAAGAGAGAGAAGAAGACCTTCATAGCCACTAACAACTTCACCGAGGTATCTGCATTTGATGCCATGAATACACTGGCAAGCAAGAAGGAGATGGATTTCAATGTCAGAGGTAAGCATGTTGATTTCAGGAAATTGAGAGTAACAAGTGGATTGACTAAGAAGAAGATAAACTACAAGAATAATAGAATTTTCAAAATAGACACCAATGCAGAGTTATTTGCCAAGGCAAACAAGGTAACTGTCGTAGGAGATAGAATAAGTGCAACTGCACAGATTGACGAGGAAGGTACGGAACTGACATTCGTTGACTCAACAATAAAGAACAGCGAGGATGCAAAGGTCAAGGCGAATGAGTTATTGGAACTACATAGTCAAGACAGTAGGAAGATAAAGTTACAGTTAGAGAGAAAAGGACTTGAGGTTCTAGAGGCAGGAGATATAGTGGAGTTAGACTTCCCTGCACAATCCATACCAAGTGGACAGTATGTGATATTTGAAATAGAGAATGTCCTCACAAGTCAAATAACCATGACGGTTGGAACATTCAGTAAAACAATCGCTGAGAGATTGTCAGAACTTGGTACTGGACAAAGAGAAAACACATCCACTACTTTTGGCAAGAACAGTATCTCAGTAACTGGTGAGACACTTCTAAAGGATACTTTGGGTGTTAGAGTAACCAATGTGACATATGCAATCTCAGGAACAGGTGCAGCATCCAATGTTGGTTTTGGAGCAAAGGTAGGTTTCTTTGATGATGGTGCAACGGAAGATGCAATAGCGGAACTAGACAGCAGTGGAACAGAGGTTGGGTTTAGTAGGCAATCAATAGGCGTATTAGTAAAGTATGATAGTGAGGATTAAAGATGACAGTAGTAAACACAGGAGCGAATCAGATAGCGAATCACATAGCAGCCACGTATAGAGTGGTAGCAGTAGGAAATGGTGGCGATACAACTTCTGTGCAGTCAACTGGGTTGAACAGTTTCGTCAGAATGAAGGTAGGACAAATACCGGATGTTGTTGGTACTTCCTTGATATACAACGTTTCCTTTACTGGTGCGGAGATTCCATCTTCAGGAATATCTGAACTAGGCATATTCAAAACAGGAACAGGTGAGAGCAATGGAACGACCCCACCTAACGGTATTTTATTGAGCCGAGTCACCTTCACAAACACCGGAGTAGTTGGAGCAAGTGACGTAGTTTCATTTCAAGTACGGATAGAGGTGGGTAATTAATGACATCAAATATAGGAATAATCAGTGGAATGGACACCAGTGTAGCACAACTGAAAGATGGTGTTGACAACATTCATAGTGGTGTCATTAAAGCACTTCAAGCGGCTACTGGTGAGAACAGAGGAATAGATGGCTTTGACCTAACACAATCTACAAACAGTGGTACAACTAGATTTATTGTTGGTGCAGGTAAGGTTTTGAGAAACGGTAAACTTGTCTCTGTTTCAGGTGCTAACTTAGATACAACTACTGGAACAATACAAAGTGGTTCTTCTGATTGGTATGGTGTTATCGTAGTATGTGATGGAACAGAAAGCGGTGAGACGGCTAATACATTGAAGTGGAGACCCGGCACTGTAACTGGTCATGCTCTTAGAAACACATCTGCCACTGTTGCAGAGTTGAAAGGTGGAGATATACCAATCATAGTTGCAAAGATAGACGCTGCTTCTTCTGCAAATGTAACTACTAGAAAGCATCAATATCTAGGTTATGAGCAATCAATCAGAGAGTTTTCAGCAATAAATGCAGGAACTGAGAGACTTAGAATAAACAAAGAGGGAACTCTAACTCACACCCCTAGTTCCACTGCATACTCACTAACCCTTCCTTCAGCAAGCGGTACTATTGCTTTGACTTCTGACATATCTAACTTAGTAGCAGGTAGTCTAGCAGCAGGTGCAGTAACTGAACCTAAACTAGCAAGCAATTCAGTATCAACTATTAAGATTGAAGATGATGCAGTTACCTTCGCAAAGATGCAAGACCTATCTGCTGCATTCAAGTTGATTGGAACTGGAAGTGCTTCAGGGCAAGTATCTGAAGTTTCAATTGCAACAGGTCACATATCTGATAACGCTGTTACTAATGCCAAGATAAATGACAACGCTGTTACTTCAGCAAAGATTGCAAATGGTACAATAGTGTCGGGAGACTTGGCAAGTGGAGCAGTAACACTGGATAAGATTACTGATATTGCCCAAGATAGAATACTTGCAAGAATAGCAAGTGGTTCAGGAGATGTTCAAGCAATAACTCCAACCCAATTGAGAACTTTGATTAATGTAGCAAACAATGCCGATGTCACTGGTACTGCTAATGTCAAGGCTGCTCTAGGTGGAGACTTAGGTAATTTCACTCTAGGGGAGAGTAACGATTCTACTACTGTTGCTGGTAATCTTACAGTAGCAGGAGATTTGACTATCAGTGGAACTACAACTACAATTGATTCAAACAACGTCAACATAGGAGATAGGATAATCACCCTAAACTCAGATTTGACAGGTACACCACCAGCATCTGAAGATGCAGGGATAGAGGTAGAAAGAGGAAGCCAGTCTAATAAGACGCTGGTTTGGGATGAGAGTGCAGGAAGATGGACAGTAGGTTCTGAGACATTCGTTGCAGGAACATTCATTGGTAATCTAACTGGGACTGTTTCCTCTGCTACTGCTTTGGCTAATGCTAGAAACTTCTCGATATCAGGAGATGTAACTGCTAGTGCTGTATCTTTTGATGGCACTGGAAATGTTGCATTGGCTACCAGTCTTGCAGCAGGAGTTGTAGATACTGAGGAACTTGCTGGTTCAGCCGTTGAAACCGCTAAGATTGCTAACCTAAATATCACTACTGATAAGATAGCGAATCAAGGCGTTACCTCTGCTAAGATAGCAAATAATGCAGTGATTAGTGCTAAGATAGCAAATGATGCTGTCCTGACTGCTCATATCGCAGATGACCAAATCACTGCTGCTTTAATGGCTAACAATGCAGTAGGAACTGCTGTAATAGTCGATAGTGCAGTAACAAATGCAAAACTAGCGGGTAGTATTTCTCAATCTAAGATAAGCAACCTAACATCAGACCTAGCAGGAAAACAAGCAACATTGACGTTTGGGACTGGCCTATCAAACTCAGGTGCTACAATAAACGTAGATATTAGCGAGTTAAGCGTTGAGAATGGCATAGACAAAGACAATGACCATCTGATGTTTAATGACAATGGAACTCTAAGAAAAACTACCTTAAACAATATATTCTCCAAGATAAGTGAGTCGAATCTACCAAGTCTTCCCGCTTCTAAGATAACGAGTGGTACATTCGCTGTCGCTAGAATACCTAACATAGCAACTAGTAAGATAACGAGTGGTACATTCTCCACGTCTAGAATTGCAGACAATGCAGTTACATTCGACAAGGTTCAGGATGTAGCATCAGGCGTACTTCTAGGTAGAACTACAAATGGTACAGGTGGTATAGAGACAATCTCCACATCTGCTGCTAGAACATTTCTGAATGTGGATACTGCTGGAACAGACAATTCAACAAATGTTACTCTAACAGGAAGCAGAAATTACCTGACTTTGAATGGTCAGCAAATCACAGTAGGTGAAATAGACATATCAGATGATACGAATCTAGTAGCAGGAACTAACATATCACTATCAGGAGATACTCTGAATGTTGATACTGACTTATCCAATTACAGTAATTCTAACTCAGGTTTCCTGACTGCTCACCCCACTATATCCAACGCACAATCCAACACCACTAACACAGGTAGAACCTACATTCAGAATCTGACATTCGATTCCAATGGTCACGTTGTTGGTGTGGCAGTTGCTACTGAGACAGTTACTGACACTCAATACTCAGTCGGTGATGGTGGCCTATCACAGAACAACTTCACTGACAGCCTGAAGAGTAAATTGGATGGTGTTGCTGCTGATGCAAACAATTTCATCCTACAACATGCCAGTGCCTCGACATTAGGTGGAATAAAGGTAGGTAGTAACCTAACCATGAATTCAGGTACAGGAGTGCTGTCTGCTGATACTCAATCCGATATCAACTTCACTTCAGCACTGAACACCAAGTTGGCAGGTATAGCAACAGGAGCAACTGCTGGTGCTGATTGGACTAGCAATGTTACTAATAGAGATGGAAATGTCACAAATGCACATTTAGCAGGAAGTATTGCCAATGCAAAACTAGCAAACTCATCTGTAACAATCAATGGAAGTACCGTTGCTCTAGGTAACAGTATCACTCTCACAACTGCAAACGTAGCAGAAGGCTCAAACCTGTACTATACGGATGAAAGAGTAGATGACAGAGTAAACGCCTTGCTTATTGACGGTGAGGGAATAACAACCACCTACAATGATGCAACTGGTGAATTAACGATAGATGCTGAAGATGCAACTGCATCAAACAAGGGAGTAGCGTCTTTCGCTAGTTCTGATTTTGATGTTAGCAGTGGAGCAGTTAGTGTAAAATCAGGAGGAATAACAAACGCACAATTGGCTGGCTCTATTGCAAATGACAAACTTTTGGCTATTGCACAAGGTAAGGTAACTGGCCTCACAGCAGCCTTGAATGCAAAGATAGAGAGTCTTACTGACCTAAGTGTAACTGCTTCTGCCTCAGAGATAAACATACTAGATGGAGTGACAGGAGTATCTTCTGCTGAAATTAGTCATCTAAATGGGGTGACATCATCCATACAGACTCAACTAGATACAAAACAAGCGGCTGGTAGTTACCTGTCAACATCTTCAAGCATCTCAGACTTGTCAGATGTAAGCGGGTTAGATACGAGTTTGACAAACATAGGTGGACATAACACATCCATCCCAACTACAACTGCTGTAAAGTCATATGTGGATGTTCAGATATTCGATGCTATTGATACGCAGTATACATTGAGTGCTATTGATGGTGCTACATCGAATGCTAAGAAACTTGCACTCGATGGTATAGATGGCTCAAGAACAACCATTGGTATCCAAGGTGTAGGAGACATTACAATTTCAAGAAATGATTTGGGACTGACAATTGATTCAGTAAGTAAGCCAATAAGTTCAGTAGCATTCAGTGGAAATACGCTAACCATAACAAAAACAGATGCTACCACAGTTACTGCTACTATACCTGATGCAACAACATCTGCTCATGGGTTGATGACTGATGACCAGTTTGACAAACTAGCAGGGATTGAAACTGCTGCTACTGCTGACCAAACTGCCGCAGAAATTAGAACTCTAGTTGAATCTGCCTCTAATTCAAACGTATTCACTGATGATGACCATACCAAGTTGAATGCTATTGAGACAGGTGCAACCGCAGACCAAACCGCATCTGAAATACGAACACTTGTTGAAGCAGCAACTGACTCCAATGTATTCACAGACGCAGACCACACGAAACTAAACGGTATCGCTACTAGTGCTAACAACTACTCAATCTCATCTGACTTGCTAGATGAAGATAACATGGTCTCTAATTCTGCGACTAAGGTAGCCAGCCAGCAGTCTATCAAGACTTTCGTTGAGAACAAAGTATCAGATTTAGTCAACTCTGCTCCGGGTACTTTAGACACATTAGGAGAATTAGCCACTGCCTTGCAAACAAATGACAGTGATATTACTGGTATTACCACTGCACTAGGAAACAGGCTAAGGATAGATATCAACAATCAAACCATATCAGCAACAGAGCAAAGTAATGCACTAACAAATCTAGGGATAACTGCTACACTTGCTGAAATAAACATTCTAGATGATGGTCTTTCACAATCCGACATTCCTACTTTGAACGCATCCAAGATAACAGCAGGGACTTTCACAACCACTAGAATACCGAATCTAAATGCATCGAAGATAACCGCAGGTAGTTTCAGCACTGCTAGAATACCGAGTCTTGCTGCTAGTAAGATTACTTCAGGAACATTTCCTACGGCTAGAATTGCTGATGATGCAGTAACTGTTGATAAAATAAGTGGGTTGACTGACTTAGGTAGTGGAATAGTAATCTCATCATCAGAGAGAACTAAACTATCAGGAATCGAAACATCAGCAGATGTAACTGACACTGCTAATGTCACAGCCGCAGGTGCGTTGATGGATAGTGAGATAACTAATCTATCGGAAGTAAAAGCATTCGATTCCTCTGATTATGCCACTGCTGCACAAGGAACGACTGCTGACGCAGCCCTACCAAAATCAGGCGGAACAATGTCAGGTAACATAACTTTCAACTCTACACAACAATTCGATGGTAGAGACCTCTCAGTTGATGGAGCAAAATTAGACAATATTGAATCATCTGCTGATGTCACAGATGCGACAAATGTAGCAGCAGCCGGAGCGATAATGGATGGAGACTTCACTAGCAATGGCTTGATGAAAAGAACAGGCGCAGGTACTTACACTATTGATGCAAGCACATACCTCACTGCACACCCAACTATTAGTGGGGCTGCAAGCAACACAAGTAACTCAGGAAGAACATACATACAGAACTTAGAATTTGATTCAAACGGTCATGTCACAAGTGTATCAACCGCATCAGAAACCCTTGCGAATACAGATACACAACTATCTCAAGCACAGGTTCGTGACTTCGCAGGTGGTATGTTCACAGGAAATACTGAGACATTTATCACTTCAACCTATGACACTTCTAGTGATACCGTTGAATTGACAGTACCAGTAAAAGATGAAGATGATATGACTTCTAATTCTGCAACGCATCTTGCTACTCAACAATCAATCAAGGCTTATGTGGATACCGAAGTAGCGGGATTAGTTGACTCTGCTCCGGGTGCATTGAATACACTCAATGAACTAGCAGCAGCAATAAATGACGATGCTACTTTCTCTGCAACAGTTACCACTGCATTAGGAAACAGACTCAGAGTAGATACTGCTTCACAAGGACTTAGTGGAACAGAGCAATCCAATGCTAGAACTAACTTGAATGTGGATGTAGCAGGAACAGATAATTCAGTTCCTGTAACTCTTGCAAACACAAATTATCTATCATTAAGTGGACAACAAATAACTGGTGGAACAATACCAATCTCAAGCGGAGGAACTGGTGCTACAAGTGCGGCTGCTGCAAGAACTGCGTTAGGAGTAGATGCTGCTGGAACACAGGTCTCAACGGATGTCACACTTGTTACTAGCAGTCATGACTATCTGAGCATAAGCGGTCAAGCAATTACACTAGGTCAGATAGACATCTCAGACGACACAAACCTAACTGCTGGAACTGGTTTGACTCTGAGTGGAGACACACTGAACGTAAATGCTGCACAATCAGGAATAACAAGCGTTGGAACACTATCCTCTCTAACTGTATCAGGAGATGTCACAGTAGACACTAACACATTCAAGATAGACAGCACAAACAACCGTGTTGGTATTGGTACAGCAACCCCCGGATACAAACTACAAGTTGAAGGCTCGTTTGCTGCACAAACCAAGTCTTTCGTTATTCCACACCCAACACAAGAAGGTAAGACACTACAACACGGTTCTCTTGAAGGACCGGAACATGGTGTATATCATAGAGGTAGAATAACAGGTAGCGACAATATGGGTGTGTCGATTGCTCTTCCTGAGTATTGGACAGAGTTAGTTGATGAGGATACAATTAGCGTTCAACTTACTGCTAATGGTGACTTCCAAATGTTATATGTGGAAAAGATAGAAGACAACCGTGTGTTCGTAGCAAACGCAGCAGACGAGGGCATTGACTGTTTCTATCTGATTCATGGTGAGAGAAAGGATGTTGGAAAGATGGAGGTTGAATACTAATGGGTAACTCAGACAAGGACATTCTAATTACACCTAACACTGGGAATACAGCAAAACCAAAGATAGAAGTCACTGGTGCTAATGATACAAAAAAGACAATCGAAGTCAATGATGATGGTTCTCTGACATTCAATTCAACGATAGCAGCAACATCAGGGTCTATTGCTAATGGCAATGCTAACTTAGTTACTGGTGATGCAGTATTCGACTATATATCAACAAACAATGGTGTTACTTCTATTGTCGCTGGAAGCAATATATCGATTAGTGGTGCAACAGGTGCAGTAACGATAACAGGAACTGGTGACACTAACACACAGTTGAGTAATGCACAAGTAGAAACTGCATACAACAGTCAAGTTTCAGCAGTTTCTTCACAAGAAAGAACAGATGGAACTGTAACGGCTGTTAGAAGATTTACCCCTGCTGATATTCATAGTATGATTGATACTCACCAAACGGATACTGTCTACTCTCATCCAACTCATGATGGAGATGACATAAACATCGATACAGGGCTATTGACAGGTGCAACGGTCATATCAGACTTGGACTTCAATGTGACTACTGACACACTAGGACATGTCACAGACGCAAACGCTTCGATTTCCACTAGGACACTAACACTAGCGAACTTAGGTTTCACAGGAGACTCAGACGCTACCGATGACCAAACAGCAGCCGAGATAACTGCCTTGCTGAACGATGTCGCTAATTATTCACTTGGAACATCCAGCAGTGGAACTATCACTGTAAACAATGACATGTCCGTAGCAGGAAGTTTGACTGTAACGGGTACTGTTACTACTAACAATGTAGAGACTGTATCAACAAGTAATGGTGTTGTCTTTGAAGGTGCGGGCAATGCGGCAACTGAAATTACATTAAAAGGAGGAACAGTAAGTGGAGACGATAAAACAATTCTCTTACCTAATGCAGACGGAACAGTAGCAGTATCTGCTTCGGGCGGAATAGCACTATCTTCTGCTGGTGATATCACAGCCAACTTATCTGCATCTCATATTCCTAGTTTGGATGCATCTAAGATAGGGACAGGAACTCTCAACATCAATAGAATACCCTCTATTACTAATGCTAAATTAGCAAACCCATCGATAACAATTAACGGTGCTGCTATATCACTAGGAGGCTCAGTCACAACACCAAATACCGAGTATACAGTAGGAGATGGCGGTTTAACCCAAAACAACTTCACTAATGCTCTCAAAAGTAAATTAGATGGTATCGCAACATCAGCAAATAATTATGTTCATCCCAATCATAGTGGAGAAGTAACATCTACTGCTGATGGTGCTACTGTCATAGCAGACAACGTAATAGATGAAGCGAATCTAAAAGCAACAAACACTGCTGTTGATAACTATCTACTAAGTTTTGATTCTACATCAGGTGGTTTTACTTGGGTTGCAGCAGGTGCAGGTGGACAGAACAATCAGACAATTACAACTGGAACAGGTATTGGTGGGGCAAATAGTGGTTCAAGTGGAAACATAACTCTAGCCATTGATTCGACAGTTGCTACGCTTACAGGAACTCAAACCCTCACTAACAAAACGCTGACTTCACCGACAATAGCAACCCCAACAATAACAGGAACGCTTGATGAAACAGGAGACATAGATATTTCTTCTTTGTATGGTCGTCTTAATTTCAAAAGGGATAGTAATGGAAATGTGAATAACGATGCTATCTTTTTCTTTAATTCCTCTAATTCGATTGCTGGCGGAATCACCTATATGCATTCGTCCAATCAATTAAGACTCAGAGCAAATGGTGATGACCAAATTTACATTACAGATGGTGCAGTTTATCCGCCCGTTGATAACGATGTGGATTTAGGAACTTCATCTCTCAAGTTCAAAAATTCTTACTTTGGTTTAGTTGATTCTGAGAACTTCAAGATAAATGGTGGTCAAGGTAGTGACGGACAAGTATTAACTTCAACAGGAAGCGGAGTTGCTTGGGAGACACCAACGGATACTAACACCCAACTATCCAATGCACAGGTAGTATCTGCACTGAACTCAGACTTAGGTGGAGACATAGTATTCGGAACACAGACCGATGACAACGTGAAATACACTGGTTCGATAAGCGTTGGAAATGTTAACCAAGCAGGTTCAGCATTACTTACTGCTGATGGCTTTGCCACCATGAATGGCCTATTCCTCGGCTATGGCTCAGGACCGGGCTACATCAAGACATACAACAATTCTGACAACTTGGAGTTGTATGCCCACAATGGTTCTGCTCATGTCAAGATGCTTGACTTGGATGCTGTCAATGACAAGGTGATAGTTGGAAGCGACCTGTCTATGGGTGAAAATAAGAAAATATACTTCGATTCCACAGACACCTACATCTATGCAGATACAGATTCATCCGAGGATTTGCACATAGGCTCAGATGGGCATATAGAATTAGAGCCTGATAATGATTTAATCGTAAAGGTAGGCAGCACTGAATACGTCAGATTCGATGGTAGTGAACAAAGAGTTGGAATAGGTACTACAACTCCTGATGAAGCACTTCATGTGGTTGGTGACATCAAGGCATCTGCTCATTTACATGGAACAAGACTCAACATCGAAAGCACTGATTTTGGTTCTATTGAGATGGGTGGGCCTAATGGTGCTTTCATAGATATGAAGAACCCATTCTCCGATGACTATGATGTTAGGTTCTACACAGCAGGAACAAACTTGGACATCATTACTTCAAACGCTTCTTCGCCCATAAACCTCAAGACACAAGGCACGACAAGACTAACAGTAGCAGATGCTCAAACAACAGTAGCGAACAATCTAGTGGTTAGTGGTAATTTAACTGTTAGTGGGACTACTACTACATTAGACACTGATAATCTCAATGTCGAAGACAATACAATAGTATTGAACGATGGTGAAACAGGAGCAGGTATAACAGCAGGAACATCAGGAATAGAGATAGACAGAGGAACAGCCACTAATCCGACTTTCCTGTATGATGAGTCAATTGACGGTTGGGTTGCCGATTCAAAGGGAACAGGAAGGTCACTGAAGGTAGTCAATCAAAACGGATACATCGAGTTCGGGCCACAGAACTCAGGGTTTGCTCATATCAGCACAGACAGAACTAGGTTTTACTTCAATCGTGACTTGGTTATTGGTGAGAATGCAATAGCATCCTACAACGGTGATTTCTCCATAAGAAGAAACCAAGAATCAAGTGAGCAGATAGTCATAGGCGATGACTCGATGACATTCACATCTGCTGGCAATGATGTTCTAACAATTGATGGAACTAACACTAGACTTGGGATAGGCACTACTTCTCCCGATGCTGCACTTCATGTTCAAGGTGGGGCTAATGATGAAGTCGTTGCTTTATTCACAACCGCAGGTGGAACAAGTGGTTCTGTCGAAGGCATTGCACATCTCGGTCTTTCGCACTTCAGCAGTGATACAGTTCCTAGTGTTAGTTTAAGTGCAGAAGAAAATGGCACAGGTGACAATAGAGCAGATTTTAGAATTAACACTAGAGGAACAAATTCAGCAAATGCCGCACCTACTGAAAAGATGAGAGTCACGTATGATGGTAAGGTCGGAATAGGCACTACGAGTCCCGAATATAAGTTAGATGTTCAAAGTGGTTCAGTTAGAATATTACCTACTATTTCATCCAATGCGGGAACGGCTATTAGAATAGGAGCAGGTGGAAATAGTAATGACATTACTTTGCTTAGAATAGATGGGGAGCAAAACAACAACAGTGGAGAAAGTGATAGCGGTCAATACGGTTTCTCAATGAAGTACATGGGTAGTGGTAGTGGAACAGGTAATAGATATGCTATGTTCATGGATAACCAACAAGGAACTGCCATTGAAGCCATGAGTATTTTACAAGATGGTAAAGTAGGAATAGGCACTACGAGTCCTGATGAAGCATTAGAGATAATGAATGGTACTTTGAAGATAACGAGGGAGGAAACAGATGACCCTGCTGGAACAGGAGTGACTGAGGATACTGTTCTCCTTGATGTTGCAGGTGGTTTGAGGTGGACTTTCTCTAAGGCATTCGATGACCCGAACCCAGTCCCAATAGGAACAACCACTGATAACGATATAAGGATAATGAGATACAACCAAACTCATGCACAGTTCTATTGGAACAGGACTCACTTAACTAAGGATGTCGGTATAAATGAATCAGACCCCAAAGAAAAACTACACGTTCAAGGAAACACAAGGACTGATGGGACATTCTTAGTGGAAGACCAAGATGCAGATTACTACATGATTCAACTAACCAATGCTGGTGGCACTACTGACCATGATGTAGGCATCAATTGGCAAGGTACACCGAACACACTTGGTCTTCATAACGCACACGGCGATGTCAACATAAGAGGCGGTTCTAGTGGAACTTTATCCACACCCCATCTTACAGTCAAGAGTGATGGTGATGTCGGAATAGGCACTACGAGTCCTGATGCACCACTTCATGTCAAAAGCACCGCAACCGGCACGTTGTTGTTGCTAGAATCAACAGAGGCGGGTAATGCCTCCGCACCTACATTCGACTTGTATAGGCATTCTGCTTCTCCCGCCGTGAACGATGTTATCGGTAATATCAAGTTCACAGGCGAGAATGACAATGATGAGAAAGTGACTTATGGTGAAATCATAACCTTCATTGAAGATGAAACCGATGCTACTGAAAATGCCGCATTCCAATTCAAACTGTATGAAATGGGAAGTCCAAGAGAGAACCTACGAATTGCATCGAACCAAATCACATTCAACAACTCCGAGAGAAACGTGGATGTGCTGATTAAATCAGACGATGGTTCGACAAATTTCTTCTCTGATGCTAGTGCAAATGCGGTTGGAATAGGCACTACTAGTCCTGATAGATTACTTGAGATTACAGAACAAGGCACAGGCGCAGCATATCTACGACTATCAAGCACGAACACATCCTATCCCAGTGATACTATCTTCGGCGGGATTGAGTTCTATAATGCAGATTCATCAGGTGCTGGTGTAGGTGCTACGATAGATGCCCTGTCAAATGGCTCAGGTCGTGGTGGCTACTTACAATTCAGAACAGATGCAGATGGTAGTGGTTCTCCATCAGTCAGAATGACGATTGATGAGGATGGCAAAGTCGGAATGGGTACTACTACTCCTAGAGCGTTACTTGATGTCACTGCTACCAATAACCCCACTATCTTACTCAATGCTAGAGATGCTGATTATGCTGCTGATGACAAGATAGGCTCTCTGTTGTTCTACAATAACGAGGACTCATCGGGACAGACAGGTAGTAGGATAGGTGCTGGCGTTAGGTTTGTCGCTACTGATGCGTATGGAAGAGGCAGGTTAGAATTATCCGCAGGAACAAGCAGCCCCATGTCCAGTTACAATGCCGCAGAAGATTATACAGATAATTCGATAGCACGTTTGTCAATCTTGACTACTAATGGTAATGTCGGAATAGGTACTACTACTCCTGAAACAGAATTACACGTTGACGGTAGTATCGCAGTTGCTTACGCCTTAGCACACGCAGGGCAGACTGGACAAAACAGACTAATCTTCGGTACTGATACTCAGGAATTCCAAACGGGAGGAAGTTCTAGAATCGATATCAGTGATTCAGGATTGCGGATTGGAACTGGTGCTAGAGTCACTACAATCAACACTTCTTTCTCCGATAATGACACTTCCCTAATGACTTCTCAAGCAATCAAGGAGAAGATTGAGGCTTATGGCTATACTACTGATACAGATAGTAATCTTACTACTGAACAAGTGCAAGATATCGTAGGTGCGATGTTCTCTAGTAACACTGAGACTAACATTACTGCAACGTATCAGGATGCTGATGGTACAATTGACCTTGTTGCTAGTGCAGGTGGTAGTGGTGATATTACCGCAGTTGTAGCAGGTACTGGTTTAACTGGTGGAGCATCAAGTGGTTCTGCTACACTCAATGTAATTGGTGGAACTGGTATAACCGCTAATGCAAATGACATTGCGATAACAGAGGCACAAACAGGTATTGCTTCTATTCTGAACTCCTCGTTGAAAGTAGGTTATGGAGCATCCGATGCCTACATTGATTTTGGAACTGATAATTACATGTCTTTTGCGATAGACAACACTGTTCAGTTCATAATTCAAGATACTATAATCAGACCGGGTGGTAATGGAGTTGTTGCACTTGGACAAGATGGAAAGCGATGGTCAGAAGGACACTTCAACGATTTGCTAGTAGCAGGTAACTCAGTCCTTGCAGCAATTGACGAAGACAACATGGCTTCAAACTCCGCTTCAAGAGTACCGACACAACAATCTGTCAAGGCGTATGTAGATGCAAACGCAGGTGGTGGAGGAAGTAGTGCAGAGAGTGACGGGTCGAAACCTGTTGTGTATATGGACAGTGGAAACACCGATGTAGACCTAACAGAGCGAACCATACCATTCGATACTGAGGTATTAGACCCTTCAGGCAACGCATCGAAAGGTGCTGATGGACATATCAGAATCGTTGATGCTGGATACTATGAGGTTTCTTACAGCCTTCCCATTAATGATGATGGTAGCACTGGGGCTGACAGAACAAGGATATTCGCCTTCGCTCAGACTGCGAGCAACGATTCCTTTTCTTCTAACCTCACAACTATCACACAGTCAAGGTCACAGGTCTACACAAGAGAGGCTTCCGGTGGTTCAGGTCTTTCTGCCTCTTTCATCTATCAGCATACTGCTAACGATTACATCAGGATAAGAATAGATGCACAGCAGAATACAAACATCTCAACTGAGGTTAACCAATCGCAAATCAGCATCAGGAAGTTATCTACTCCTGCTGATAGGGAGTTTGTCATAAATGCTGCCGAAGGAGACTTTTACGTTACATCAACGGCAGGAGCAGGAAATGCAAATGGATTCTTCTTGGGCTATGGTGACGCAGAACAAAACACAACTCGGAGTTCTTCAGGCTCTGATATTGGTTTCCCTATACCAAAAGATTGTGAGTTAGTCAGCATACATCTGTCCTTTGGGAATAACGGAAGTGAAACGAACTC